GCTCAGTAGGTCACGAATATCCTGCAGCGTTTTGTTTGAGTCCTTCTGCAGCTCCAGTTCATCCTTCTGCAGGCTCTCGGGTGAGAATGAGCGCGGCCTGGCATTCTTCGGCAATGCACCCTCATCACCTTCACCCCACTGGCCAAAGCGATCACCAAATGATGCATCACCTTCCAGCAAGGCTTCCTTGCCGGTGGGCGTTGAAGCATGAGCTTCACTCGACATTTGTTTTTTTAGGGCCTCCCAAGCATCCTCCAATTCTTTCTTGTTGGGCAGGAAGCCTTTTGGCCCGGTCATGTCCTTTTTGAAAAACTCCCGCAGCGCGTTAATTTCCCGCTTTGTGTTCTCAATAAATTCATTGGTCTGGCCAACCATTCCCATCAAAGTGTAATTCCAGACATTCGTCATGCTGGTGGTGAGGTTGGTCCAATCCCTGTTGTATTTTTCCAGCTCCTTTTCATCATAGACCCAGGGCATCACCAGGCCCTTGGTGTCCTTGCCCAGGGCCTGAGCCGTGGAGGCATTGATGCCCAGCTTATCCTGCAAATATAATTTAGAGCGCGGTGCACCAGGCTCGTTGAGTTTTTCCTGGATCAGCTGAATGGACCGCAGCCGGTTGCCAACCCTTTCGGCATCAAGCAACTGCTTGGCGAGGATGGGATCATTGGCAGCAATGTCTTTGTAAACCGGCGAAGCCGTGGTCAGCGTCTTGATGCTATCCAGCTTGGAGGTGAGCGCACTGATTTGCTGGTCAGCAGTCTTGGCATCAATCCCGGCAGCCGACAGCTGCACCCGCATTCGCTGAATGGCGCTGGCGGATATTCCCACATCGCTGGCAAAATTGCGCAGCTGCAGTTCGCCGCGGACAAAATTCCCCATCGCCTGCGAGGCACCGTAAAATGCCGAGGCGATGCCTAGGGGTCCGCGCAGCAGGCCAACCAGGCCTGCTGTCTCGTTCTTCATTCCTTCGATGTGCTTGGTGTGCAGATCGACGGTCTTGCCAAACCTGTCGGTTTCGTCCGACGCCTTGTGCAAGCCAATGCCGGATTGATCACCGACGCTGACCATTTCCTTTTTAAGATCGGCAAATTTCTTGGTCAGCTCGCTCAGAAAACTGAGCATGGCATCGGAGTCAAAATCAGTCGGCATCGTCCACTGGCCTCAACTTCTTTTCAAGCTTGCCTGTCCAGATCACATGGCGCGTCACTTCGGAAAACGACATGTCGAGAAATTCACGCGGATTGCGCCCGTAATATTTGGCGAGGCGATAGCAATCAAGCACCATGCTGTCGTCTATATCTCGGGAATAAAAAAACGATGCGCCAGTGCCAGGGCTGCGTACTCCCAATCTTTAGTGTGCATAGCTTTAATGGTGGAAGGCGGCACTGCAGCCAGGCGGCTCATCATGGCGAACATGGCCTTTGTCTCATAGGTCATCTTCGGCTCAGCTTGGTTGAGAAAATCAACCATCACGGGTGAGCCGCAGGCCTCGATGTCGCCTGCGGTTGGTTCACGAAAACGCAGCTCCTTGATTTCCTCACCATGCGCCTGCAGCGGCTTGCGCAACGGAATGACCAGCTCAGTGACTTCCGCGCCGTTGACCTTTTTCGGTTCGGTTTCGTCAGCCATCACATAATCTCATCACAGCTGATGCCTTCCCACTTCACGCGCACCATGCCGTCGCGGGCATTGATGGCCAGGGCCGAGACGCACCAGCCTTCGCGCAAGACGTAGGTGGAATTGTTGGCCAGCTCGGCCGTGACTGTGACATTGGTCATGCCATCAAAATCTTCGATGGCCAGGCCAGGCACAGTTGACACATCACCTTCGATGGAAGGAACGCGCGGCAATTCGCTGTAGCCGTGGATGTAGTCCTGGCCCGCGATGCCCGCACGTTCGATCACCGATGGCGTGACGGTAAAATTGCCGCGCAGCGGATATTGATTGCCATCCACTTTCAGGAAAGCAATTCCTGCTATTCTCTGTGCCATGTCTCTGGCTCCTTATGAAATGCAAATGGCCCGCCAACGAGGCAGGCCATTTTGCAAAGGCGATGACGTTTCGGTTTAGGCAGCTATCGCTGTGTCGAGGCCGCGATCATATTGCAGACGGAATTGGCAAAGCACCGCGAACACCCGCAGCTGGTTCACCAAATCTGGCGGATAGAGGACGTTCACGCGGTTTGGGTCATTGGGATCACGCTCAACAATCAGATTGGTCTTGAAGGCCTGACCATTCTCCACCAGGCCATTGAACTCATCGACACGATACTGTGCCACCAGCTCGGCCTTGATGATCTTGGGCGTGACGATGGCCTGGCCCGCACCAAACCTGGTGCCGTCATCCGCCAGCTTGTGGCGCGGGAATTTGCTGGTGATGGCTTGGCGCTGATTGCGCAGCAGTGCAGTCAGTGTGGCCAGTGTCGTCACCAGCTCATAGGCATCATCGGAATTGCCGTAGAGGTTTTTGGTGTAGGTGGTGCTTTCCCGCATGATCATCGGCGTGATGTTGACCGTGCGCTGCGTGGCGATGCCGCCATAGGCGAGCTGGTTCAATTCCGACAGCAGGAAGCGGCCCTGGCCCTGGGCAGGCAGACAGCCATCAAGCTGCAATGTCTGCAGCGGCCTGGCTGGATCATTGACCAGGGCGCGCGCTGCCTTGGAGGTGTAGGCCGCCGCCCATTCATAGGTCGGTGTCGGTGAGGTTGGCTCAATTCCCAGGATGGAATTTTGCGCGCTGTTGCGCGTGTCACCAAAGGTCAGCAGCGTGGACAGTGTGCCGCGCTTTGCTGCGTACAGACCGCCGTAATGCTGGCGGATAAAACCCCAGCGCCCGCTGTCGGAAAAACCAAACTCGGTTTCCCAGGCCAGCAATGAAGTCGAGTCCGTAAACGGCATGCAGACATAATCAACCTCGGTTTCGCCAAGGTTGGTGATGGCATTGGTCATCACCGGCACACCAGTGCCACCGGTCATGGCCGTATAGGTCAGCTTCACTCCCTGCGGCAGCATTTCACCGCCGACGCTGCCGTAATAGCTGTCCGACATTTGGATGTCGTCACCCTCGGTGCCCTTGAATTTCGCGGTAACAGTAACGGCCCCAAGTGCAGCCACGGCTGTCACCGGCAAGTCGGCATCGGCATTGATGGCTGCTGCTATGGATGAAGCAACAATGGTTGGCGTATCGGTGGCACCGGCATAGACCGGGACATTTTTCCCGGCGATGTACAGGTTGATGGTGCCTGCTGCAGTCGGCGGGCTGGAAACCGTGATGGTGCCAGTACCAGCAGCTCCGGTCGGGTCAGCCAGCGGCAGGCCCCAGACCGGGTTCGCCCAATTGTTGGCGAAGAAGGCACGGAACATGCAGGCCAGGTGTGAGCCTTGGCCGAACAGCGCATCAGCCTGCGCCTGTGAGGCGACGGGGATCGGCACATCGGGCGCGGCTGATCCTGTTGCGCTCATGATGCCGACGAGCAGCGAGCGCCCCAGCGTGGCAGGAAGCCCGGCCATCGAGCTGTCCAGCTCCACCCAATAAAGTGGCATCCTCCAATTCGATGGGATGGAATTAAACGAAATGGGCATGCTGCCCTCCTTTGCGGTTAGCGCGCGCGGATGCGCGAACGGCCCACCGTTTGGCGGGCCGTGTTCGTTTTAAGATCAGTGAGTGGCTTACTCGGTCTTGGATTTTGATTTTGCGCTGTGCCTCTCGGCCCCTGGATCACTCGTCGTCACATCACCGTCGCGGATGCGGCGCGTGGTGTAACCATCATCAGGCCAATCAATCGGCCCCTCAGCCTGAAAATGGATGTTGCCGGTCGGGTGATAAATTAGCCTGCGGATGTCATCGTTCTTCGGCCAGACTTTCATGGGTCAGTCTCCAGGTCATACTCGGCATCGACTTGTTGAACCTCAGCAGGATCACTGCCGGGCGGGTATTGCGTGGTGAGGTGAACGGTCTTGAGTACATCTGGCACCAGCGGCGGGAAGTCGTTCACGCCCAGGTCAATGGTCAGGGTGAAGCGGCACTCGGCAATCGGGATAGAATTATCCGCCCCGGCATTGCCAAACTGGTGCGTTCTATTTCCGCGCGCATAGCCTTGGATTTGTGCTGCCGGATTGAGATACAGCGATGGATCGGTAAATAGCGTATTGGTCAGCAACACCCAGGCATCATCCAGAGTATTCTCGGCTGCGGCTGCATCATTGTTCTGGATGATGATGGAAAAGCCATAAAGCACTTGCATGCGAAAGCGCGGCTCACCAGCATTGATGTCACCATCCGGTGTCAAATCCTCATTGATGAAATAGATGCCAAGGAACGGGATTTTTTCCGGCTGTATCTGCTCAGCCTTGTTGGTGCCGAACTTGAAGCCCGCAAAATTCGGCATTGCCTTTACGCGCGTCAACATGGCATCGCGCACGATAAACGGATAACTGCTGCTCATGGTTTCGATGGCACGATGCGGCGCAGTGTCAGCGTGGTTTCACCGCCGCCGTTAGGATCAGCATCAATGACTTCAAAATCACCTTCGGCAAGCAGCCCGATAGGATCGGCCGGGATATTGATGATGTCACCCTGCAAGGGCAGCACGGCAAATTCCACCTCGCGAATATCCAGGATCACGCGCGTTTCGGAAATGATCGAGCCATCCATTGCCTGCACATCAATGGCATCCACATCAAAGATGCCGCGCGCGTCATAGGGCAGCGCGCTTCCTGGCTGGCTGGCCAGCGGTGTCACGATGATGGTGCGGCCAAACAAATCCTGGGCAGGCAGATATACATCCGTGGAGAAATCAACGGGCATATTGCATCCTCATCGTGCGGCACCTGTTGAGGTTTTTCTGATCTGCTTGAACAATTTGCGCGCGGCGCGTCTGCCCCTGGCGCGTGACAGCCGGCGCATTTGCATCTTCTTGCGCTTGACGCGCCCCATCTTGCGGCCGCGATACTGCAGAGTGATCGCGATGTATCCGAGCCTGCCGGGTATCCAGCGCCCATGCTCATCGCGCGGCTGGCTGCGCCAATCATGCCGCCAATGATTGTCCAGCCAATCATCACGCGAACTGGCCCAATCAGTGCGCGCCCAGGCTGCCCTGCTGCCAGGACCATGCTCGCCGTGAATGCGGCGGCGGGTGCTGCTGACCAGGTTTAAAATCTTGCTCTGCCAGGCCGATTGCTTCGGCACAGCAGCATTGATCCAGCTTTCACCAAGCCGGTTGAACTCACTCAAGCCGCCAGTGTCGATGGCCTGGCCGATGCGGCCAACGGCATCGCCGCCGAATGGACCGCCCAGGGTCCGCATCAAGAAATCTTCGCCCAGCTTTTCCAGCTTGTCGGACAATGCCTTGTCCAGCAGGTTGTCATCACCTTCGACCAGGGCAGCAACCAGCTTGGCAATCTGTCCGACGCCGAGGCTGGGCATCAGACCGGAAAGCGCATGTAGTGGTAGAGCAGCGCGGTCACGGTGTCGCCCACCACAGCCAGCGGTGAATGGCTGCCGGTCTTGCTGCTGCCCAAGGGATCAAAAAACATAACGCGCGCTTCCTTGTGCGAAATGCTCCTGACCCCTGACATATTGAGGCCGCGAATGAGCTGGCCGCGCGCAGCCTGCACCAGCAGGAACATGGCCTGCTTGAGTGCAGGTGGTGCATCATCCGGCAAGTCATAGCCGCCGCTATAAGTGACAACCAAAGGCTCGGCCCAGGTTGCCAGGCTCAATTTGCCGGTAGTGTTTTCGAGCTCAAAATCAACCGCGTTGCCGTTGACCGTGACCGATGTGATGTCGGCATCGGCCACCGGGTAGTGCGTCAGGAAAATTCGATAATTCTCATACGGCGGCGGATCGCCGCGCCAGGTTTCCTCAACCGTTTCCTTGGCGAACACGCGATTGCACATGGTCGCCACCACATCACTGTAACCATCAATCAAAGCCTGCAGCTGCACATCCAGGCTGGTATCGGTCAGACCAAAAATGGATTTGAGTTCGGCCAGCGTGATCAGTGCGTAGCTGTCGGCTGGCGTCAAAACCTTCACTGTGATGTCGGCCATTTATTTGGCCTCAATCTGGAATTGTTCAAACAGGGTGCGCAGCTCCAAAGCTGGTGCTTCACTGCCATCTGACATGATGGGTGTGGCGCGAAACTGTTTTCTATCAACCGCCCACTGCAGGATAGTGGGAGCTGCAGCACCGCGCTGGCCTGGTGGGCCTGTGTCACCGCGCTCACCAGGATCACCCTTGATGCCTGGCTTGCCGGGTCGGCCTGCTGATGCAATCAGCTGCCAGCCAGCACCAGGACAGTCACCTGGCTCATTCGTGCGAGCAACAAAGCTGGAGCCGTTGAGCGCCACAATATCGAGGTGTTTATATTTGCCATCAGCAACAAAGGTGCCGCGAATATTCAGCAGCGGTGCATCCAGGCCAGGAGCTGCCAAACAAATCCAATCCAGGCTTGAACCTGGTGTATTGGCATTGTCGCGTTCGGCCTGGTAGGTGCCGCCGTTATGTCTGACAACATCACCCTCATACCAGACACCTTCAGCCCATTGCTTCACCTTGGGCAACTTTCCTGGTGCACCATCCTTGCCGTTTAGTCCTGGCTCGCCTTGCAACCCAGCCGGGCCAATGGAGCCGGGAGGTCCAAGTGTGCCGGGTGCCCCTGGCTCACCTTGCGGTCCCGCTGGTCCGACCGGGCCTGGTTCACCGGGATTGCCTCGATCACCCGGCACCCCATCCTTTAATTCACTCAGCCGCGCTTTGACCATATCGGCTATGTCATTGCGCAAATTCGCAGCCGTAGCCTGCAGCTGCGCGGTGATGCTCTGTGCCTGTGCTTCGATCAATGCACGTTCGCGCTGCCATTCACGTTGCTGACCATCCAGCACTTCGCACAACGCTTCGCGCCATGCCTCAAGCAGCGTTGCGGCGGCGGGCGAGTCTGGCGGCACCATCAAGGAGGTTTCTGACTTCCCGTTGGATGTCATCACGGTGGCCTTTCGTTTCCGGTGCATCACTCGGCGGCGCGGGTGGAGCTGCTGGCGCTGCTGGTGCTGCCGGGATCGCCGCTGCCGCAGACAGCGGTACGACCTGTTGCTGCACGCGCGGCTCGTCTCCGAATTTCACGGAGTCGAAGCCTTCGATGTTGCGTGCTTCATTGGGCGCGAAAATGCCTCCTTGCACACCGCGGGCCAGCGCCTCAATGCGTTCCTTTTGCGACGACCGCAGCAGAGCTGCTGTGTCGAACTCGATATATTCATCAGGCTGCCCTTCAAGATCGAACAGCACTCCAAAGGCTTCCTCAATATGATTGAGCGCAAAGCCTAAGCCTGAAGCAATCCAGCTTTGCATCAGCAGCTCGGTGGATGAATATGTTGTGCCACCGATGCCGAGAATTTGCAGCGGGATGCGAAACGCCAATGCAATGTGTTCATTGGACAGCTTGAGGATGTCAGCTGTGGCTGCATCCTTGCTGCCGACTGACCAGGGCTGCACCTTCAAACCTGCCGTGAGGATGGGTGTGCCACCCTGGTGCAGCCCCTTGGCCTGGTCATTCCATCTGTCGCGCAAATCCTGCGTCTGGTCCCGGCTCAGCACCAGGTCAGTTGACAGCACGGCTGATGGCCGCGCCTGATTGTTATAGAAATTGGTTTGCTGTGCAGCGATGGCAGCTCCGATGCCGATGTCGGCATAAGCTGCCACCAGCGGGCTTTCACCCATCAGCGGTCGCGGGAAGCGGCGCGACACATGCAGGCGCACGTGCAGCACATCGCGCATCGGCACCGGGCTTAGCGCCTCGCCGTTGAGCCGCCTGGCAATGATGTCATTGCCTTCCAGGGAATAGAAAATCTCTCCGTTCTCCGCCACGCGCGGAAAACTAAAATTGCTGTCCATCAAATGCAGTTCATCAATTTCATAGCGCGCATTGCGCAAAGCCAAGGCATAGCAGTTGCCATCCAGGTAAAGCATGCGCGTGGCGTTGAGCAGAAAGTCGCTGGCCGATTGATAGTCATTGGGATGGCGCAGCAGCCTGGCCAGGGATGAATTGTCAACGCGATCGCGGCCGCCCTTTGTATTCAGCCGCCAATGATCACCAGGGCACATGGCCACGGTCTGTGCATAAGCAGACACGCAGGCCTCGACCATGGCCGAGGATGCGCCGTTGATGGGCGTGTAGCCCTTCTGCCACCAGTTGTCTGTCGCACCAGCAGGCAACCAGCCGCCAGTGATCGGCAAAAAATACGGGCCAGGTCGGTAATCGCCTTCACCTTTACCGATGAGCTGGCCCGCAACGCGCGACAAAAATCCACGCACGGTCATGCCGTGGTGGCCCTGGTCGAATAACCAGCCTTCGGCTTGTTGGCCTCAGCCTGCTTGCTGTCCTTAGTTTGCGGCACAGTCGGGTCAGGGCCGCTGCCATCATCCTCATGCTCGGTGACATGCACCCCGGATGCAGCAAGGTCATTTTCCTCCTGCGTCGGCGTCGGCTTGGTTTCGCTCGCGGTCTTTTCGCGCTCCTTGCTGGCCTTCTCGCGCGCCTGTCTTTCCTCACCGAGTTTTTTCCTGGTGTCCTCGGCGCGTTTCTTTTCCGCCTCCTGCGACTGCTTGGCGGCCTGGTCTGGATTGTCGGTCATTGGATTTGCCTTTCTGTTGCAAAAGAGGGAGCCGGAAAAAGAGCGGGCCGGAAAAAGTCCGACCCGCTTATTTTCCCGGTTTAGAACTTACCAGGTTACTCCGGCCACCCAGGCCACCACACCAGTGCGGCGCAATGTCCAGTTGATGGGCATGATGAGGCGAAGCGCCAGGCTGTCGGTCTGGAACATCGACTTCGCCGGATAGGCAACCACGGCCGGGGTGCCGGATGTGCTGATGTCAGTCGGCGCAGTGTCCTCCATGTGCAGGGTTGCCTGGTCACTGATTTCAAAGCGCGGTCCATCACCAGTGACACTGACAAAGTCGGCAGCATCAACCACGATCACTGTGCCCAGGGGCACTGTGCCGCTGTCGATGACCGGCCAGCCGCCCAGCCTGCCGGTGCCGATTTCCTCGCGGAACGGGAACACACCTGCACCAGGTGCTGCCACCAGGCCAATGCTGTTGACCTGGGCCGGGTTCATCAGCCAGACCGGGTTTCTGATATTGCCCAGCGTTCCTGTGAGCAGGGCATTGGTCAGCTGCTTGATGTCACCAACCAGGGCAGTAAAGCCACCGCCTGCTGTTGGTGTCAGACCTGAGACGCCGTTGAGGATGCCAGCAGGGCGGATGGTGGTTGCTGCATTGCTATCAATCAAAACACTGTCCAATGCAATTGCAGTGTCGGTCTGGATGGCATCGCGCAGCAGTCCCTCGATGGCCGGGATTGAATGCTCATCAATCTCGCGCGTCCATGTGGTGATGACTGCCATTTTCTTTGGCAGCAAGGTTTGCGAAGTGAAGGCACCCTGACGAACCGGGATGGGCAACCCTTCACCGACGAATGAGCCTGCGATTGTCGGTGTGCGGCTCCTGGTTGGGATGATGATCTTGCCGTTGCGGCCGAAACTGAGGCTCAACCCTAAACTCGAAAATCGCGGATAGATGGATTTCGGATAGAGCGTTGCCATGAAGTCAACAACGATCTGCTGCACCAGCTCCTGCGCCCAGCCCACCACGTTGGTCATGGCTGGTGCGCTGGCTGCTTTCATCTGCCATTCCACCACTGCCTTGGTCGCCTCATCCTCGCCGTACACCATGCGAGTGATGTCAGTGACGGGCTTGCGTTGGCTTTGCGCGACGGCCATCAACGCCCCAGCTCTGCACAGCAGATCGAGCGGTGACACTTTTTTCGTCGCGACATTGAACGGTCGCGGCGGCGTGACGATAGAGGTTGAGCCGTTCGCCTTGGCTGCATGAGTGGTCATCGTGCGGCCGCCATCATCGCTGGTCCTGGCCATGGTGCGCTCAGAGTCGCGCAGCGCGGTCAGCAGGTTTTCATCGCGGCGAATTTCGGCGTTGGACTTGTTGATGGTTTCAATATCTTCGTCGCTGTAGTTTCCGTTGCCTTTGCTTTCATGGAAGGCAGCCAGCTTGTCGGTTTTTTCCAGCAGGCCTTTTTCCATTTCAACAATTCTTTGAGCTAACGACATGGTCGCGCCCTTTCTGTTCTCAGTCTTGGGATCGGCATGCCCGCCGGTGAGCCCGCGCCGCAGCAAAGCGTTTCGTCTGCCATGCCCGGCAAAAACGAGTTGCTGCGTTTCGGGTGAAATCTTCAGTGACTTGGCCACAGCCAGTGCATTCGGATTTGCTGGCACACTGACCAGGCTGGTTTCGATCAATTCCTGCTTGGTGAATTTGTAGCCGCTGAACGGGTTTTTATGATCCAGCGCCGTTGACTCTTTTGGGTGGAAGCCGACCGACACCGCGCGCAAAATTCCCGCTTCGATCAGCCTTCTGATTTCATCAATGCGCTCGGAGGTGCCTGCTGGTGCCAGCTCGAGCTGGCCGCGCAGCTGCTTATTCTCAACACGCAGATTGCTCCACTTGCCTATCGGGAAATCACTGCGGTGGCCGAACAGTGCAATCGGGTTTTTCTTGAAGTTGTCCAGCTCCCAGCCATCCGCCATGATGATGTCATCCATGCGGTCAGGCGTCTCGTCGGACATGACAAATTCCATGCCCTCGACTTTTTGTGCATGCGTCTTGCGGATGATGTTGTCACCACCGCTGCGTTCTTCATCCCAGATTTCCTGACATTCATCCTGATCCAATTCCACAGTGCAGCGGTCCATGAAATCGGAATAATCCTCATCATCATCCGGTGGCGGCATTCTCTGGGTCATGGATTTGTTTCCTTCAACAGCAATTCCAAATGCCGGATAGCCAAACGCCCAGGATCACGGCACCGATCATCACCATGATCAGCACCAGCCATGAGCCGTTATTCATCGTTTGCGTGATGGAGCTGATGCGGTTGCAGCGCCCAGCGGTGTCTCGATGGCGATGGCGAATTTGCAAGCTTCGCGCTGCACCACCGGATGTTCGCGCGTCCCTGACCTGAATTTGATGAACGCGATGGAGCGCGTCCACAGGCCGTGAATGGCAATGCCACAGTCAGGCTGTGCGGTGATGGTGATTTCATCACCGTCACTGTCGTACAGGTCATTATAAAGATTGCCGTCCGTGGACACCTGGAATGTCAGGTTGGCCTCGGTAAATTCCTGCGGCACAGTGATCCTGACAATTTCACCAGCTGAGCAGTCAGCACCATCTGACAAACTTTCCCCAGCAGCGATGGTGGGTCCGTCAACGATTTCCAGTGACATTGCATGCTCCCTTTCAGACGATCATGGTTTCGATATCGACTTGGCGGATGCGATCGCGCGAACGCAGGCCCATCAGCATGGCCAGGGTCACGGCACCGTCGATGCGCATCCTGGATTTTTCTTTGTCGAGCTTTCTGTTGCCGACCGGGTCCATGACCGCAATGGCATTCGCCATGTTCCAGCTCAGGCAGGGATTGTTGGGATGGATCAGCTTGCGGTCTTTGATTGCGATTTCGAGCGCGTCGATGGCCGGAGCCATATCCTTAAAGCCTTGGCCCCAGGGCACCAATCTCAGCCCATCACCCTTGTCACCATCCTTGTGCGTGGCAAAGCCGATGCGGTCGAACTCTCTCAGCAAATCATCAATGCGCCACCGGTCATAAGCCAAGGCGCGCACGTTATAGAGCTGGCTCAGCTCAGCAATGCGGCTGGCAATGAGCTGCTTATCGACTGACTTGCCAGGTGTGGTTTCAATATGCCCGGCGTTTTTCCATTCCAGGTATCTGTAATTGCCTGAGCCAAAATCCCTGAAGCTTTGTTCGCCCAACGGGTCATCCGGCTTCCAGAAATACGGCTGGATGCGAGCCACATCATCAACTGAGCACATCAGCAGCGCGGTCAGGTCCAGCACATTGGACAGGTCCAGCGCCAGGTACACTTCCTCACCTGGTGTAAAGGTGACTGCGCCGGCGCAAGCCATCCATTCGGCACGGCTGATCAAGGTGGCTGCTGGTGACACTCTCTGATTAAGCAGCAGGTTCCTGACCTTCGGTTCCTCGGCAGGCATGCGCTTTGCCTTGTCGATGGACGCCACGAAATCATCGCGGTCTCTAAAAATTCCCAGGGCCGGGTTGGCTTTTTTCCATTGCTCCTGGTCATCCAGGTCGCAATCCTCATCGGCCGCGAACAGATGGCAGACGATGGTCGGATCCTCACCCAGGCCATCATCAATCAGCTGGCTCAGAACATGCTCAGGATCATTGCTCTGCGTTGAAATGACAATGAACAGCGGCTCGCGCGCAGCACCAAATGAGGTGTCCAGCACATCATAGAGGTCGCGGTTTTTGGCCTGGGCCAGCTCATCATAGATCACCAAGGTTGGCAGATAGCCGTGCTTGGTTCCGGCCTCGGCAGATATAGCGCGGTACATCGACCCCATGCTCCTAACCAGCATGGTCTTGGTGGAGGTGATGATTTCCACCTTGCGGTGCAGCTCGGGTTCGAGCTCAACAATCTGTTTGGCAAACTTGAAGATGATGCCAGCCTGGTCGCG